CATTCAAGGCTGCCGTGGACGGGTTTCTTAATCCGTTTCATGTTTTCCCTCTTTCTGCACCCCCGATGGGTGCTAGTGAGGGTTTACCACAGGGGTGTTACATGATGCAAAGACCCCCCACGAAACCCCCATTTTGTACGGTCTTTGACAAGTCCTGAATAAAAGTGTACGATTACGGTATGAACCTGCGCTGTGAAGAAACTGAAGCCACGCCCACGATCCGTCGCGGTCGCATCATCGCATGGCAAGTGAACTGCCCCACCTGCGGAACTATCGCAACCGGCAGAACACTTAAGGATGTTGACGACGCATACCACGCGCACAAGCAACAGAACCAAACACCGCGACACGCGCCACGCAAACTCGGCACGATCCGACTGCCCATCTGAGAAAGCACGGTGGGGAGGGGAAAGGGGGAAACCCTCCCCACCGGCGAACTGATACTACCCCTGAAGGGGCGGTGTGAACGGTTCCAAAAACGTCAGGCCAACAACCATCTTTGACGGGATGTAGATCACATGGTCGACCAACTCGTTCGGGTCAACATTCTGCGCCACCGTCACATGACCCGGTTTGCCACCTTCCGACTCGGGGATAAGCCAACCGCACGTTGCAACAATGTGATCCCCTTCTTCATGTTCGTCCAGCGAATGCCATGAACCTTCACCGCTGTGCGCGTCCATCCAACGCACCAGCACCGGCTGAAACGGATCAGCCACCGTAGTAGTCCTTGCCTCGGTACTGTGCCCACCCGTCGTGGATTGCAACTTGTTCATAGACGAATCTGCCTTCGCCTTGCTCATAGGTCACCACTCCGATCCCGTGCTGCCAGTCCTCCGTGCGCCTTAACGGTCGCCCATCCAAATCCGTTCCTTGTTTCGTGGAAGGAACCACACCGTCGATCCGAGCGAGACAACCGGGTGATGCTGCCATCACCGTTTTCGCACCGTCCCAATCTTCACGGGTGCGTTCAGCCCACTCGCGCCGGTGAATATGCCCATAGATCACAGACGTTTTCTCTGTCGCCAAATACTTGTGCGCGGTGCTACCACCCGATGCCACCTTGTCACCGTGAATGACCCGAAGTCGCTGGTTGATCCACACATGACCAGCCGGGTAACCCGACCTGTAATCAACCCCGAACTCATCCATACGGCACAGATACGGGATCGACAACACAGGCCACGAATCAGGGACGTTCCCACGACGCAAACCGAACGCAGCCGAAGCGTTGTCGAGCAGGTAGTTCGGTAGCCGTTCCTCATGGTTTCCGGCAAGCCACACAATCTCTGCGTCGGGTGCAGCGTCACGCACCTCGGCGCAAAGCGTGGTGGCACGGTCGATAGCAGCCTGCATGGTGCGCTGGAACGCCGGGGTGAGCCTGTATTTCCCGAACTCGGGTGCGTCAAGGTTGTCGCCAACCATCACCACCATCGCCGGTTTCACCGCTTTGACGATCTGCAACGCCACCGATATGGCTTGCTCGTCGTGCGTCGGCTGCAAGGTGTCGGTCGCGTCCCGGTAATACCCAATCTGCATATCGGGAAGGACGACACAGGTTTGCCACGCAGCGTCGGGCTTGACCTGTGGTTTCCGGGCAGGCAGTTTGATTGCAGGCCCCGGCTGAATAACAGGCCACTCGGGGCCGGTCTCAAACGCCGGACTGAACTGGATTGCAGTCAGATCGTGGGTTTCGGCTTCACCCTCTTTGTTCTTCGTCAAAGACTGATACAGGCTGACCCGTTTCACAGAACCAATCTCGGCAGGGTCGATTCCTTTGCGTTCCAGCATCTCGAGGATCTGCCCTAACGCCTGCTTGCGTCGAACATCAGCCGGTGGCGTGGACAGTTCTTCACCTAGCGACACAACAACAAACCTTTTTCCGGTGCTTGTCAACACTCATATGCCCGACCGGGAATCCGTTCCGTGTCAACACCTGCGATATGTGAGATACGGCAATCGTCGGATCATCTAACGCGGTCTGCAAATCCTTCGCGTCCTCTTTGTTCATCGCTGACAGATACCTTGCAACCTTGCACGGTTTCTGCGGTGCGCCAACCTGTCTGATTTCTTCTAGCAGCCCCATCAGTTTTCCCCTTTCCGGTGCTTCTAATCAAACTCGCCTTTTGCGTGTCCGTCAATATGGTTGTCTAGTTTCCCTTCGATGCGGTCAAGGGTATGCACAACAAACCCGTGATCCGTTTTGTTCTCCCGACGCAACACCTGTACAAAAGCGATCAAGACACCGAATCCTCCAGTGATCAACGCAACAAGGATCGCTTCACTCATCAGCATCCTCCAACGCACGCAACAGGAAATGGATCGCACCAAAAGCACCAGCCACAACAAAACAAAACATGATGAACCCGATCATGCTTTGCGTCCCTTCTTTTCCCGACGCTTCGGTTTCGCAATCTTCGCAGCCCGATCACCAGCCAACGCCAACACCTCAGCAGGCAGCGCGTCAGCGTTAAAACAGATCAGATGCCAAATCTCAAAGTTTGGGTTGCTGGTATCGGCAACCTCCCACGACCAGCCGTGCTTCCCGGCGTTCTTCACCAGCCAATCAACGTGACGTTGAGACGACCCGACATTAACCACCTTGCCTTTGACAACGGCAGCAATGTCGATGGCGCATCCGTGACCGTGCTTTGACGTACCGGGGCTACCAGCCGGGGCCATCCCATCCTTCAAAAAGTAGGTCTTGCCTTTATAGGTTCGGGTCACCTGCGGAACACGCTTAGTCGCCTTCGTTGTGTAACGAGACTCAAACAGGCTGATCTGTTCTTTCAGGGTACGCAACGCGCCAACGTGCGAAAAGTCCAAACCGTCCACCTTCGCAGCAGCCAACATTGCCTGCCACGCACACGCAGCCTTCCAATACAACTGACCGTACGGCTTGATATTTGACAGCAACGCCGGGGGAATATCCCCATTCGGCACACCGTCCAGTTCAGCAGGAACCACATACTTCTGTACCGGGTACAGCATCATTCACCTGCCTTGTCATCAACGAACGAGAACGCAGCCTTAAGTTCCTCAGCATCGATCTTGCCGTCATCAGCGAACGCCCGAAGCAACGCCTCCACAACCTTCGCTGTAGCCATGAACCCGGCAAGCGCAGCCGACTTCCACAAGTCCACATTCAGGATCGCACCACCAGCCAACGCACCCAACGCCGATGAACCAAACACCGACACAATCCGCAACAGAACCGTTTTCATTCATCTTCTCCATTTGTGAGTACGCCCAACAGGTGAAAGACAAGCGCGAACCCGGTCAGCCACAACGCCCACGTCTGCAAACTGCCACTCAACGTCAGAATCGTGATAGCGGAAGCGAGCAGGGTGAAGGCTAGTGCTGTGATTTCGCGCCAAAGTTTCATCCGCGTGACTTTCGTGATGGCGCAGTTGCACCCAATGTTACAAGAGAGGCGGTAACCGCGATAAGTGTTCTGCGTTCCCCAACCGGAATCTTTTGATCGGCAGGAATGTAGTTGTCGAACTGTCCTGAAAACACGTTGACTTGTTGCTCAAACTGTTTCTTCAGTTCGCGTGGCGCGTTGTTGAGTTGTTGGACAAGCACCGCAGCCTCCGTATCTGTCAGGTTTTGTAGCGGTGGGAGGGTTTCTAAAGTTTCGGGGGTGGATGTTGGGGTGGGTTCGGGGGTTTCGGGGGCTGTGACGGCGGTTGTGGGGGTTGTGGTGGGAACCTGACTGCTTGTTACGCTAGGCACGGATGATGCTGTTGATGTGGTTTGTGTTGGCGGTCGGGTTGTCGTGGACACCTCTACCGTTGTGGACGGTGATGATTCTTCTAGGGTTGTTGGCGTTGATTGTGGCGCGACCGTAACAGGGGGTTCAGATGAGGTGGTGGAAGGTTCCGGGGGTGTTGTTGGGGGTGTTGTCGTGGTGGTTGTTTCGACGCTGGTTGAAGGTTCAGGATCGGTTGTGGGCGCAGGGTCGGTGGGAATAGTTGTTTCCTGAACCGTTGTCGTTGCTGGCTCTATCGTTGTTGTCGTTCCCTCGCTGGTTGTCACCAGTTCCGTAGTTGTAGAGACAGGGTTAGCAGACACATCCAACAGGTATGACCAGCCTTGCCGTTGCGCGTCAGGGTTCCCACAGCAATACCCTGCCCGAAGCCGATAAGCACCCGGTTGCACAATCAGATTCAGATACGAGTTGAGACCAAACCAATCGTCATTAGATGCAATCAACGTGCCGGTGCTGTCATACAGCCACAGGTGCGGATCGGAAACCCGACCGTCAAACCATGCGGTTTCGGCCACAAACTCTTGTTCGGTGTCGAACTGGAAAAAGAAATCTTGTGGGGTTGCGCCGACTGTGAAAGGTTCGGCGTGTGCCGGGTTAGCGAATGCGAGCAGGAGTGACGGGGCGCAGATTATCCAGCGTCGGATTCTGCACCGTCCACCTCAGGCGCAGCATCTTCAACGGTCGGTTCAACGTAGCCGGGAGGATTCGGGAAGTCTGCGACCGCACCCGGTTCCCAAGTGGCAGGGAAGTCACGCAACGCCTGACGGTACGCACTCCACTCGGATTTGTCCGTTGGTGCATCGGCAAGCATCGCCCAGTCGGATTCGGCGAGCAGACAGTCACGATGGATACGCATACGTTCAACCCACCACTCTGACGGCACTTCTTCAGGATCAAAAGGTGATGCAAGTTCCATCTATGCCGTCGTTTCATAGGTGATCGTTAAGCGGATTTGGTCGTTAGTTGTCATTTGGATATTTGGGCTTCCTCCCCATGAGCCGCCAGCGGCCCAGTCTCCGATGAATACAAATGAGGTCGTCCCGGCCACGCTTGCAAACGCACCGTAGGAGGTGTTCGCGCTAGCGTCATATATCCATGCCGCACCTAGGACGCGGTTTGTGTTTGTCATAGGGAGACCCGTCGGGAGGTCTACTGAAACATTGGAGCCAGCTTGTCCGGTTCCGCTAGCGATAACGAGACCGCATGACGCGATGATCGTTTTTTGAATTTGGCAGTATTTGCCGTACTGGACGGTTACACCGAATGTCGTAGTGCCTTGTTTTACGACCGGCGTCCAATCTTGCCACGCGGCCCCGATCGTGTTCAGGGTCGCAGCAGGTAGCGGAGTCCCATCACTTAGCCCGGCAGTCCATTGAGTAGCCATTACAACAACACATCCTCTGTAGAACCCAACAACGAAACACCCAAAATAAACCAGCCCGTATAACGTGCCGACCCGTTAATAGTAGTCTCCCACGTCCCCGGAGTAATCCGATGTTCAATCGACTGCAACAACATATCCTTCTGTATCGCAGACCCAACAGACGGGGTACGAACAAAAGTGAACCTGTCCAAGAGTTCAAGGTTCAACAACCGAGGCCAATCGTAGGACGGGTTACGTTGACCTTTCACAAGGAAAGGTTCCACACGCAGTTTCGGATTCTTAAAGATCGACACAACCTCATCAGCCAGCGATTTCGCTTGATCCGGTGACACCAAATAGGTATCCAACGACACATTCGCTGCCCCGTACTCCGCAACAGAATCTGTATCTGTGGAAGAAACCGCGCCACCAGAACCAAACGTGACATTCACATCATTACGAATTAAATCTGCGTCAAGATTCATACGCAATGAGCCAGCATCATAATAAACACCAGTCCCGGTATCCGTAAAAGACATTTGTGAAGTATTTGATCTAGAACGTGAAGCCCAATAGTCGCGCGCCACAAACGTCACGACACCCTCACGAGTCACAAATAGTTCACCACCTTCAGAAGTGACAGCCTTTTGAATCTCCAACAACCCTGACCGGGTATCACCAATCCTTGAAACTGTTGCAGCAGACGTACCCTCAAAGGTGTCCAAAACTGACGGGATACTTGTCTCTCCCAAGACACGAAAGAACCGTGCTGATGTTGACTCATTGATACGAGCCTCAGAATAGTTGTAGAGATTGCTGATCTCTTGCGCCGTCAATAAACGCTTAAACATCAAGAGTTCTTGTAACGCCACATAATAAATACTTGCCGCCCGTGGCCTTGAGGGGCTTGCGTCGGTGCTTTGAGCATTGATCGTCAATGCAATTTCAACAGCGTTGATGTACAACGTGACTGTTGGATATGCAGCACCGTTATCTTGTACATTCACCGCAAAATGAAACGCATTGCCAGTTGCGGTTGTTGGTGGGACAACCACATATTGGCGAAAATATTGTGTTCCACCTGAAGTTTTGTAGACATACAACAAAATAGTTGTGTTGTCGTTTTGTAGTTCCAACGAGATGATTGTTCCACCGCCAACTCGATAGATGATCTGCGAATCTTGTGGAAATGAAGTAGGCGAAAACTTTATCCACCCAGCCATACACCTGCTAAAAGTATCTGTAAACTCTGTTACTGGTGGAACCGCATTCCATATATTCACGAACAACGCTGACGATTTCAAACCTGTAGCCAACGCCAAAGTCTCAAATGCCTGATCCGAAGCAGACAATGGTTTAAACGTGATGTTTTGGATTTCATCAACAATCGTAGTCACAGGCTGTGATTCGTCAAACCGCCAATAACATTCCGGGCCAAGCGACAACGTATAGTCATACACCCAATCAACAGGAAGAACTTCGGTTGATAGCAACCCGAGCAGGTCAAAGCAGTCAACCGTAACCGTCGAATCCTTGCCACCTTCCGTGAACTCCACAGGCCACCCGGCAACAAACCCCCTAAACAACGGATAGTTCACACCGTTCCACTGCCCGACCACACGCACCTGCCGACGCGGTTTCAACTTCCCGTAATACGCACCAGCCGTGTTGAACGGATCGAACAGCCGGTCACGGTTATCGAACGTGATACTGCACGACCCTGAAGGGAACTGCTGCAAATCATCCTGCCGACCACGCCTAATAGAAACGTCACGCACATAGTCGGTGACCTCAACCCAATCCGGATCAGCAACATACGGGCCGTCATCAAACGCAACAAACACACCCACCACCGGAAGGTTCGACAAACCCAACGCAGTATCACCGTCATAGGTGACACCCGTTTGGTTATAGGTAACCCCGGACTCGTTGTATGTGTACGTCATCTAGTTCCTGTACCCGTACACACGGATCGTGCCGGTTGTGTTAGCCCCAAACAATAACGAGAAACCGTCAAACTGAGTATCTCCGTCGAACCAACCGCTGATTGTCAACCCGGTAATCGCAGTAAACGTGCTTCGATTAGAAATACCAGTTCCCGTAATGCTTGTCCGATCAACTGCCTGTGGCGACATGACCGAAAAATCAGCAGAAAAACGACTGCCTTGCCCAACAAAACCAATCGCAAATGACGACGCTGCACCAGTTGTGCTTTCCGTGCCACCTGAGTAAACGCCGAAAAGCATCCTGTAGTAGTTGCTTGTCGAGTTATCTGACCCCGATGCTCTCATTCTCATTGTGAATGTTTGGTTTGTTGCAGGGTCTCCGGTGTTGATCACAAGACGATAGTTGCGATACAGACTGGTAAAAGCACCATTGACGCTGACTGTGCTTTGTGATGTGAATGAGATTGTTCCATCGGCTGAAAGTGTTGAACCTGCACTAACGCTGGTCGGGATCACCTTTACAAGCCCCATGTAGGTTTCAATCTTTTCCACCGCGTCATTCACATCCGCGTGAAGAGTCGCATGATTAGGCGACGTTAAAGGCGAGTTAGACAACGGGTCAGTAAAGTTGTCGATAGAACCCGGAAAACCTGAAGCCATAATGCTACTCCTTAGCCTGCAACCTTGATCGGAAGCGCACCAACCCTACGCTGATACGCCTGCAAAACATCCACAATCTCCTTACCGATCTGCGTACCATCAGCACCCAAACCGGCCTGCACCGTAACATTCACCGTCATCCCCGAACCGGGCAGACCCGACGCAGGCAACGGAACCACAGCCTCATCCCTACCACCCTCGCCAAGAAGCACAAGCCTGCCACCGGCCTCGGCCTGCACAATCCCACCCTCAGCCAACTTCGGAATCCGCTTCTTCTTTTTCTTCTTACCCTCAACCGGCGCAGCCGGGGCCATACCCGTAGTTGCTGCAGCGATAGCGTCCGACACCTGCTGCGAATAGCCACCAATCGTCTTCAACGGATTCAACAACGAATCAACAGCACCCTCACCCAACACCGGAGTCCACGCGTCAAACACCGACTGCATACCGTTCACCAGCGCGGTCGCCTGATCCACACCAGCCTGATAAAACTTGTCGGCAGCAGCCTTAGCAACCCGATCCGCAATCGACTGCGTGGAAGCAATGATGTTGTTGATCTCCTCGGCCTTCGCACCCGGATCAGAACTAGAAAGAATCTCGTCAGCGATTGCGTTCCCGGCCTCAGCACCAGCAGCAACAATCTGATCAATAGCCGGTTGCTTCAAACCAGCAGCCAACAACTTGTCAATGTTGTTAGCGAATGTAATGGCAGCGGTCTGCTGTTGCTTCAACACAGCCATGAAGCCTTGCGGTTTCGCAGACTCCGCGTTCAACGCCTTCTGCGCGTCCGTCAACTTCGTGTAGGCATCGGTGATCTTTTCGGTGTCCCCGGTGCGGATCGCATCGTTGTATTCCTTCTGCGCGTCAGCCACAGCGGTCTGCGCCGAAGCCAAAGAATCAGCATTACTAGCAGCGGTGGATTGGGCGTTACCCAAGTTCACAGTCCCGGTGATAGCACCCGACACCGTTTGGCTGTAGTTGTTGTACGCATCTGTAGCGTCCTTCAACTTGTCCTTCGCAGACTCCAAAGCGGTGTTCAACTGGTCGCGCAACGCCTGTGCAGCCTCGGCAACCTTTTGAGCAAACTTGGCTTTTGCTTCCGTGTTCTTCTTCGTCGCGTCCGTGTTCTCTTTTGTTTTCTTAGTGTTCTCGGACTCTGCGCCGGTCGCCTTCTTCACCGAATCAAAGTAGCGATCCCAAGTATCTGACTGTTGTTCACGCGCAAACGCCAACCGCATCTGCATACTCACAGCCTCAGGTGAAACCTTGTTCACCTCGTTGTTAGCCTTCTGCGCCTCAGTCAACAAGTTGATTCGACCCCGGTAGCGGTCAACCAACATCATGTTGTCCTTGTACTGCTGGCTGTTCTTGTCAAGGCTTGCAGCCTCACGCGCCAACGCCTCAATCAAACCCTTCGCAGCCTCAGGCCCCGAGTTCTTCAGAACATTACTGAACGCCCGGTCAATATCTTCAATGTTGCGTGACGCTTCCCCACCAACAATCGTGACCTCTTTACCGAAGTCGCTGAAGATATTAGAGAACCGCAGAACGCCATCTTCCTGCTTCACAAGGTTCCGGAACTGCTCAACCGTCACCGTCGTGTCAGTCTTTGCTAGCGCAATCTGAACCTTCTGCAACGCACGTTCAACCTTGCCCGAAGCATCCACCGCATTGTTAAAGAACGCAAACGCAGCCTCAGACACAGCCAACGTCGCCAGCGTCCCACCCAACAACTGTGCAGCCCGACCAACCCGGTTGATCGACCGAACCCCATCCTCGCCAAGATCGGTGAACCTGTCACGCAGTTTGATCGCCTGCCCTGCCACCAGCGACAACGCCGACACAGCCCCAAGTCCGACCGTACCGAACGCAGCAAACTTGCCGATAGCACCGCTTGTTGCACCGTTCAGTTTGTCGAACGCCCCGACCCCGGTGGAGATCGCGTTAGCAGCCTTCTCCACAAACGGAATGAATGCAGACCCCAATGATTCCCCTGCCTCGGAGATCGCGACTTGTGCGCGAGCCATCTTGCCTGCATAGGTATCTGCAGCCGTGGCAGCAGCACCGCCAACCTTCGCGTTCACCTCGGCAATAGCAGCACTAAAGTCCTTTGACTTCTTTGTTGCCTCGGAGATCGGAATACCCAACCGTGTTAGCGCACCGATCTGCCCGTTAGCAGCCTTTGACACAGCGAGAGTGACGGTTTCCAAATCGCGCCCGGTCGCAGCCGAGATATCCATACTTGTCTGCAACAGCGACTGTGCCTTCTCAACATCACCCGTAGCGCGAACAAGGTTTCCCAATGCCGGTCGCAACTGATCGTCAGCGACACCCGTCGCACGGGCCATCGCGTCAATGTTCTTTTCCACCGCAGCGATCTGTGCTTCCGTAGCACCCGTCGAAGTACGCAACTGTTCGGCAAGCAACGCCTGTGCCTTCTGATCCTCAATCGCGCCCTGCGCCAAACGGAACAAGCCTGCGCCGAGCGTACCGGCAGCAGCCAACCCGGTTGCCCCAAACCGGGTCATGCTGACACCTAGTTTGTCGATGCTTTTCTGTGCCTTGCCAAGTTGCTTATCGGCCTGCTGCGCAGTCTTATCAAAAGCCTTGATAGCCCCGTCAGCGTTAGCCGAGATAAGGAACGCAAGTCGCTGTGTGATCGTTGCCATCAGCCAGCCACCTCACGGAAAGAACCAGCCTCACCCTTCAGATAGATCGTGGAACCGAAGTTGGTGCGTAGTTCGTTGATGATCCGGGTTTGGATCAGGCTGGTGGCGATCCGGGTTGACTCGGGGGTTGCCTTCTTGACGGCCTCGCTAAAAGTCTTTTTGCCTCGGGAACCGGGATGGTTGGCGACCCTGTACCGTGGCCCGAACCCACGCCGACGCGACCCCATTGGCTTTGCCCCGGTGAACAAACCCTCAGCCCCGAACGCGATATCAAGCCTGCGTTGCGCCTGCGCCCGTTTACGCGCCCCACGCGCCCCCTTCGTATAGCCGTACTCGTTCACACGGGAAGTCATTTGGTGTGCCGGGGAACCATACTCAAGCAGACCCCACGGGCCACGCGCCACCAGCAACGCAGTCGGATTGAACTTCCCCTTGACGTTAAAGCCGACCGTCAGCCGGTGCGTTTCCGGACGAACACCCGTGAACTTCCCCGAACGGGTTTTCTTTTCCAGCATCTGACTGAAATAGTCTTTGCCTTTCAGATCCCGGTTTCGGTCGTATTCGATCTGTTTCTTCATGTGCAACGCTGCGTTGAACACCGCCTTCTTCTGCGCGTCCAAAGCCGTGTCACCGACAGCCTTGATTACTGCGCCAAGATCACGGGTTGTCATCGTTGCCATCTATCTGCCTTCTTTAATCCTTCGCCAGCGCAGATAGGCATTCATCGTGAACAACATCCTAGATGATTCTTGCATCAGCACCGATGGTGCAATACCCGTTTCTACTGCGAGTCGGGCAATGAACCAATGGGCTGATCGCTCTCCAAAGGGATGTGATCAGTCTCCACCTCATCCATGATGCGCACGTTCTCCACCGTGTTCAACCATTCTTCCCACGGCAGTTCAGTACGCTTCTCACGAGTCAAAGCAGCCCAAGCAAGAAAGCCTTGATTCGTGATCCGGTACGCCTCAAACGTCACCACAATCGGGTTGCGGTCGAACTTCTCTTCAAACTTCACATAGTCCGGGTAGAACGCTGTCACTTGTTCAACGTTGCCACCGATGTATGTGACTTCCAATGCTTCACGCATTATGTGTTTCCTCGCAGGTAGGGGTTGTGTAGAAGTTAGGCGGTGGCCTTAGCGACTGCGCCCGTGATGGGCCATGTCACATCGGCGGTAAACAGTTCGCCCACAGCACCGTTGACCGGCGACCAGTCGGTGACCAGCGCGGAGAAGGTGTACTTAGGGTTGGCGGTTCCGACAGCCGTGCCGTTCGGAAGAAGTTCGCAAGCAACCGTTCCACCGATCAGCGGATAGATCGTGTTCTCAACCGACGCACCAACGAAGTCCTGCATGAACGAGACCGTCACGCTGTTGTCCTTGAGACCGCCGACACGCTCAACATTGCCACCGGAACCGAACGAGGTGGTGGTGACTTCGGCGGTGCTGGACGACAGGTTGACCGACGCGACATACGTTGAAAGATCAACACCGTTCACCTTGAAAACAACTGCGGTTGCGACTTGCTTGCCCATGATTATTTCTCCTCAACGGGATCAGATTGCTTGGATTTGGGCGCAGGTTCGGCAGGAGTCAGGTGACCCGTTGCAAGAAGAAAATCTACATTCCAATGCGCTTCAGGTTCAACTACTTCGCCGGGTGCGTGATCATGCACCGTGGTGGTAGACGTGACGACATACTTCCTCATGGTCGTCAAGAATACACGCGCACGGTAAAATCGACGGATAGGTAATCTGCGTCGTTCGCTGACAGGGTTTGAATCCCGGTCGCGGTTTCAACAATGCAGGTGTCCACTTTGCCCCCAAGGGTGCGGTCACCTTCAATCGCAGCGCGTACAGAACTTGTCCCCGTTGGGCTGGTGTATGCGTCGATAGCAGCCTCGGCAGGCCGTTCGGTAGCCCGAGCCACCACGACCGTCACCGTGAACTGGTACTCCACCGCACCCAACTGCATCGCCCGGTTATAGGTGATGTTGTCCAACATTGCATAGGCGATAGGGGGGTTGAGTTGGTCAGGCTGATAGGCGAACGTGCGTAGTCCGGGGATCGTCGCCAGCCGGGTAGCCAACCCCTGCTTAATCTCGCTAATGGTGGCGGTCACGCTACCCCATAGCCTTCCTTGCGGTACTGGTCAATCGACTGTGCAATATCGGGGTCAAGGTTCCGGGCAACACGGATCGCGCCCATGTCACCGAACCCGATCACCCCGGTTGGGGAATCAAACCGTTTGAAGAACCGTTGGGATTGCAGGATGCAAGCAAACTCGATCGCCTTGGGGATCGCAGGCCAACCCCACACGCCGGTCACCTTCACCAACGCCAGTTCGTTTTCTACCGGGAACAGGTAGTTGAGTCGCGCCCTGATACGGGTGAAAGGCCATGTCTGCCCTGCAAGGTTCCCGTTCAACGGTTCCAACTGGTAGTCAGCCGGTGTCCAAACAATGTCATAGTCGCCCTGTGCAGCCTCGTCGGTGGCGATAGTGACCGCTGTCCCGGCAAGGTCATCAATCTGACAAACAAGTTCATCACCGGCAGCGAAGTATCGGGTGGCAGTCCCGGCATTGTAGAAGATGCGTTGGCAGTAGCCGTCGATAGCACGGGAAGCCGAGTCAATGGCGATCTCAATAAGGGTGTCGTCCACGCTGTCCGTGATACGCAACGCAGCCTTCACCGCGTTCAACGTCGTGTAAGCATTCGTCAAAGCCATCTACAACCTGCCATCCAACCAGTCCACAAGCCTTCCAAACCCTTCAGAATAGTTCACCGTTTGCATATTGCCGTACAGGTTGCGGAACTTTGTTGAGTCACAATCCCTGCCCCACACGCCTGTCGGCTCGGCATTGTTGTACAACATTTGCGCCTGCGCCCCGGCTGCTTCCAAACACAGCAACTGAATCTCGTTGCAGGACACCGCACCCTCATAGCCGATGTTCACCGCGCCCTCGTACCGGCCTTCGGTTACGGCTTCGATCATTCGCACCGCGTCATCAATGTGCAGATAGGAACGCTTCTGTTCACCGTTGCCCCACATTTCGACTGTGCCGGTAGACCGTGCCTGCAACGCTTTACGGGCTGCAGCCATCGGGAACTTCGTGCGCTTCCCCTCGAACTCCTGA